TCTGCTCTTGTCGCTTTTTCTTTTTTTTTTTGACCTCTCCGATTGTTTCTCCGGAGGATGGAAATACCTTAATTGTGATATTGGAGGTGTCCATGAAAATAGGATAAATTGCCCCATCAACCCCGTTCCTGTTCTTGGCAATAAAAACACGGCCGGAATTATTCAATTTGTCTTCCGATGTTCTGGATATTGAAAATATAAAATCTGCGACAAAACACTTATTAAAAGCCTCACTTATTGATTCCATGGTAATAACTTCAGCATTCAAGCCGGAACGGTTTGTCTGCGATGCGGTCCAAACACAACATTTATGTTCTTGCGCCAAGCCACGGAGCTGTTCATAAATAGTCTCCAATTCATGTCTTTTCTCCCTCAATGTTGAGGCAGGACGTAAAAGGTCCGCATAATCAACGATAAGAACATCGGGTTTAAAGCCCCTATTAATTAATTTCTCTACATGTGCTTTTAGGGTCATAACGGAGGAGGACTTTGTTGGATATTCTTTGACGATTAGCTTCCCCTCCAGATCATCAATTTTTTCATATATTTCATCCTTGAAGCTTCGGAGATCGTCTAGCGGTACATTAGTTATGCAGCTATCAAATCTCGAACCAACAACTGTATCCGACAATTCCAGAGTATAATAGACAACGTTTCTACCGTCCATGACTGCCTGTGCCCCCAGGTGGACAAGGGCCATAGATTTTCCGGCACCAGTTGGAGCTATAACAACACCGAGCTCACCATTACCAAGACCCTGGTGTGTGATCCTATCTATTTCTGCCCAGCCAGTTCGTACCGGGTCCCGAGACTTTATAAGGAACCTCTGCTCAAAGTCTCGCATATAGTCGTGTCCGAAATCGGAATCCGAACCTAGCTTAAGGGCGTCATTTATAACCTGAGATATCTCATCAAATGAAGAGTCTTTAATTAGAGAAACCGATTTGAGCATTGCTTCTTTTAGCTTTTGTTTTCTGCAGAAGTCCAAAGACACACTTTTAATATATTCCGAATCTTCTATTTCTGTTTTAAAAATTCTTGCAAAAAAGTTTCTTATTTGTTGCTGTACAGAATCCAATTCATTAGACAGTTCTGTTCGCAGAATAGACTTCATGATATTCTCTGTTGGATGAACAGGAAATTTCTCTCGATGTTCCCGGATGAGTCTCACAAAAACTTGTAAATATTTTAGTTCTAGAAAATTTATATCCAGAACCTCATACATCTGATCTGCAAACGGTCGGTCGACTAAAATCAAATGACACAAAGCTTCTTGAAAATCCTTACCATATTGACTAAAGTCTTCCTTTGACATAAATCCCCCCGTGTTGAATTACTAGTATAGCATCTGCTGTGATTCTTGTCAAGAATTACTTACGATTTTCTTAAATATGGAGAATAAAGATGTTGTATTCCACTCTCCGAACCCATCCTCATTCATGCGTTTAATCATCTCTGTTTTATTAAATTCAGATTTAAAACTGTCTAGGGAATATTTTAATTTACTCTTTGTTTGTACCGAGATAGATGGACTATAGAGCTGCATTATTTTATAATTTTCCGCTATCAAATCGCGAGACTCCCCAATCGATGCTATTGTTTTAAGCCCTGTGTTATCGTTTTCACAAAACCCCATTATGTCGTCGATGGTTACATCCTCCTCTTCGGCGAAGAAGGGCATCTTTTTCGCCACTGTTGTTAGGCCGACTCCCCTCACTCCGAGGAGGTTATCTGATTTATCGCCAACGATGGCTCTGGCCATGGCAAAGTTAGTCGGATGTATTCCGAATTCCTTAAGTATTCTTGGACGATTCATGAAGACCTTCTGAATGGGGCGGTACAAGACCGTCTCATTATCGCATAGCTGGAAGAAGTCTTTGTCGCTTGAAACAATTATCTTTTGCCACCCATCGTATTTATGATACTGGCTCACATATGAGATTACATCATCAGCCTCTATTCCATCACTCACCAGCTGAATCACTGGAGCGAAGTTTAACATTTCCATAAGTCGAAGTTGCTGCCACACCTTGTTTTGCAACTCCTGATCTTCCGTTAGTGTCCTCACGGAACGGTTGAGTCTAATCGGCTTTCTGCCTTCTTTATAATTTTTATTTACCGCCTTGCGCTTTTGCGATCCGCCGGGGCCATCCCAGGCGATGACGATTTCATCTGGTTGAAGTTCTCGACAAAGTTTTTGCAGAATTTTCATAAACCCCTTGTATCCGCCTATGGGATCACCATTCATGGATAAGCTCGGGTCTACGATATAAGCTCTAAAGTATGCGTTGAGGGCATCAATAATTACCAATCTTTTCATTTCTTCTCCTGTGATATATTATATCATCATTTCGGGATGTTTGTCAAGACACAATCGAGATATCTGGACATGATCGAATCGCGGTTTTCGCTTTTGGCATTATACCAAGCCCAAATCCATGTGTTTTTTTTAATATATATTTGTTTTTTAATCTCTGATGTCTTCTGCTCGAACAGGGCTAGTTGTTCTTCCGAGATTTCTAAAATCTCTATGTTTAATTCTTTTGCCAAAGAATGAAGTTTTAAAATGTTGTCCGTCTCCTTTGCCTCACTGGCCTCTAGAAACTTCTTCTCTTTTTCGGCGCGCTCCTCATCAGATACTTTTAATAATTTATCTGGATGTGTTTTGTTTGCGATTTGTTTGTAAAGAGATTCTGCCGCCTTGCTCGCCTTCTTTTTTGCTCTTCGCTGTTTTCGATTTAGTTTTATTTCTTCTTGAGTTTTTGGCTTAATGTCCAGTCGGCTGCGGACTCCTCGCTTGTCTACCTCTGCATAAAAGCAATTCTTAAACTCACTATCGGCGGTGGACAGAACAGAATTGTGATATTCGAGATCCGCTTCTAGATATTTCAATTCAAAAAGTAACTTATCGTATTTTGCCTTTAAAAGCGGATCCATATTACAAATAGTATCTACACTACCCAAAGGTAGTGCGATGAGCTATTCTTCGATGTCGTAATAATCTTCGGCTTTACCTTCGCGTTTGTTGAACTTCATAATGACTTCTTCATCCATAATCTGATATACTCTTTGTCTGAACTTCTCGGTACTCATCTTCTCCGCCCACTTTGCAGCTTGAAATTTTTCAGATTTACCATCTTCAAAAATCATGGTATACCAAGCACCGGACTGGAGAATTGTGTCGGACCCTCTTACAGCATCGAACAGAGACTCATCATCTTGGATGCTGACTTGGTCACCGCCCCACAGGATACGGAAGTTGCACCGGCGCCCTTGTGTTCCAAATCGAGATTTCTCAAGCTTCACCTTGACCTCGGATCCAATACGAAACCCATTGCTATCCAAAACGAAGCTTGCCTTTGCCTTGCGGCCTGTGAGCCAGATGCGCAAAGAATATGCATAAATCATAGCCTTGCCTCCGGGTGTGACATACGGAGTCGTCATGGCCTCGCTGGGTGAACGAGTGATATTTGTCTTTAGCTGGTTGAGAACCAAAAATGTGGACTTAGTATTCGCTATAGCTAGAGTTAACTTTGACATCCCCTTGGCTAAAATGCGAGCCTTCATCGCCATAGATGACTGGGGGTTAAAGTCTCCTTCTACATCCGAAATTGCAGGGGTTAGGGCCAGAGAATCCCAGATAAAGAGAATTTGATTATCAGAGCCGAGTAACTCTTCCATGGTTTCTAAAACAAACTCGACAGAAGTTGCTTGAACATAAACCAGCCTGTCCAGGTCGCAGCCAGTGTTTTCTAGAAAGTCCGGGTCGATGGCAGATTCAGAATCAAAATAAACAACATCCATATCCATCTTTTGAGCATTTGCCGCGATTTGGGCGGCCATATAGGACTTCCCAGTAGACTCAAGGCCCGCGATTTCTGTTACTTTTCCGACGGGAATTCCAGCCAGCTGACCTCGACAAATAATTGAATCAAGCCACCGAGAACCTGTTGGGATCCATTGAGTGACCTCTGTAGGGTTCTCCTCTTTCAAATTGTGGGCGACATTCATTCCCGCCTTTTTATTAATCATCTTTCTCATATCTGTCATAGAAAGTTTTCCAGCAGACGATTTAGTTCTCTTTGCCATTTATTGCTCCGCCTTTAATTGGTATTTTCATCTACTTGAGCTTCTTTGTTTATAAAATAAAGTGAGACACCTGTAAGCCCGTGCCTCCCTGCGGCCAGAGAAGAACTGCTAGGTTGTTGTAGTGGTGGTGTCAGTAGTGGTGGTGTCAGTAGTGGTGGTGTCAGTAGTGGTGGTTGTATCGGTGGTGGTGTCAGTAGGCCCACTCGTAACCGAAACCAGCTCAATCTCAAACTGGAGATCCTGCCCAGCCAGCGGATGATTTAGGTCAACCGTTACAGCATCCTCTTGTTGCTCCGTGATACGACCATAAACGGTACGACCTTGAGGAGTGCGAAGGGGAACTGGCATGCCATCAGTTAGTTCGATCTCCGATGGAAAGTTGGATCGAGGAACCACAGTTTTTGCCTCTGGGTTCACAGGACCATATGCCTCTTCTGCAGGAATTGTCACTGTTTTGGTTTCTCCGGTTGTCATACCAGTGACGGCGTTATTGAACCCCGGAATCATCATTCCTGCACCGACTGTAAAGGTAATTGGTTCACCGCGTGTATGGGAATTATCGAATTCAGTGCCATCATTCAAAGTTCCTCGATAATGAACGGTTGCTGTGGATCCTTCGGTTGCTGTTGTCGTCTCTGTTGTCGTCTCTGTTGTCGTCTCTGTTGTCATTGTACTCTCTAAATATGTTAATTATTGTAATGTGATGAGGAGGGCGGAATTCCGCCCTCCTCGTGGGTAAACGGCTCTTAATTGCCAGTCAGTTCATTAAATGCTGCAAGGACATCTGATGTCTCTTCCGCCTGCAGTTGCTCTGGTGCACTGTTTCCCGTGTCGGGTTCCAGCGACGAAATAAAGCCATCAAGAGCAGCTTGTACCTCCTCCTTACTCTTCATCACGAAAAGAGTATCAAACTTTGGAATATTTTCCAGCAATCGAGTGCATTCTTCGTCTCCGCCAACAATATCATCGCAAAGTGGACCTGTGCGACGACGGGGAGTCAGGGTAGTTTTAGGATAGGTTGCACCTGGGGGCTTTCCATATGTTAAGGTCAGGTCTGTCCCATCATCAATATCTGTAATATCTCCGTATTCGGGATTTAAAACAAGGTTAAGGAGCGAAGTATACGCCTCTTTACCATATCCCCAAATTCGGATGCCCTCAGACTCCTCTGTCCTCACCATCACTGGTGAGAAGAATCTTTGCCGTGGAGATAAATCCTTGGCCAGCTTCATGGTATCTTGATCTTGAGTTTCGTTAAACTCTTTCCAAAGTTGATCTTTGAAATTACAGATGGGACAACTATCTCCATGATTCTTTTTCGGACAAAGAAGTCCCCCTCGCTGCTCTGGCCCCAGATTGTAGTGGAACCAATAGTCCTTGAAAGGATCACCGTCCGCTGTTGGAACAATGCGGATGACTTGTGTGCCGTCTTTTGGACGCCAAAACGAGCCTCCCGCTTTGCCGTTGTTTTTTACAGTATCGAGTCGTGCTCGAATTTTTGAGATGTCTAATGCCATCTTATTATTCTCCTCTATTATTATTGTGCCGGTTGGCTATAGTCGGGACGACAAATCTTTCGTCCCGCTGGGTTTGTTTAGTTCTTCTAATTGAATATATGGACTAGCCTCCACTACATAGCCCATGTCGTAATCCCAATCATTTGAGTATATCACATACTCTATATTAAGATTTTCTTGTGTCTTTGATTTTACTAAATTTTTTATTTTTTTAAATAATTTGTTATCTGACCTCAACTTGTTTTCGTTTATACTATAAATATAACATTTATGGCGGGGTCTGTCAAGGGAAAAAAACATTTTTTCTTTATTCTTTTCAATATCGAACATGCCAATTGTTATCAGGCGATGGGTGTCTTTGAGTTTGGAAATTTTACCAAATACTGGTTCTGTATTATAAAATACATTTATCATGTGCAAGGCGGAAACAAGTATTTCGTTGAGTTTATCGTAATATCCTATTACTGGCGCACCATCTGCGATGGAATCTAGAGAGTCATTAGAGACAATATACATCTTTTCAAATACGGCAGATCTTGAATATTCCTGCATCACACCGAATACAGCACGGTTTTGTAGGCACTGAGATGGATTCAGTAATCCCTCTTCTGGTTTTATATATAATATTGATATGGGTAACTTTTTGATAGTTTCAAGAATCCTTAAGGAGGCACAAGATATTTTCCCCCCTCCTCCGATGATAAACAGGGTTTCCCCAGATATTCCCTTAAAAAATGATTTCAATTTTGGAAATTTATATTGCTCATACTCCTCTGCTTGTTTAAACTTAGGTACATTATAGCACCTATCACCAGAAATGTCAACATCTATTTTAAATATTTTATATTGAGGATACTGCGAAAAGGCTTCAGCGATTCCGCACCCAGCACTGCCAAGACCTATGATGTTCATTTAAACCTCCAGCTTTTTAAGGTTGCCAAAATTCTTCCCGACACTAACATTGACTAAGAATTTTCCCAATTCCGTATTGGAAAAGATGTG